CGATGAGCGCCCTTTTCTGCGCCGTTTGCGGGACGATGAGGCCGCCCCTCTCTTTCTCCGTGACTTTTTCAACGATGATCCTTTCGCCATACGGTTTGAACACCTTTCTCATTTATTTGGCTCCTTGCGCGCCTGTTCAGCGTGGTCTTCGATGATGAGCTGAGGCAACTGCAAAACCTCTTCGAGCGTGTCCACATGGGACGCGAAAAAAGCGTTCTGGACGGCTTCTCCGGAACGGGCATGCTTACGCATGGTGGAGACCCCGGACTTGAACATGTCCTTTAGCGTCAGCCAAAAAGGCTCTCCCCTTGGGTCGGCGGCCCACGCCTTCAGGTCTTCAAGCTGCTCTTTGGAGAACTCAGTAGTCACCGCCGCCTCCATTCAAAGCAGGTTCCGGCGCAGGGCTGGGGGTAGCGGCCTCTCCGGGGGGCATCGGCCCGCCGGGCGCAGGCGCCCCAGCCGGGGCAGCGGCCGGGCCCTCTGGCCCCATGGGCTGCGCCGGTCCTAATCCGCCCAGGGCCGCCTGAGCGGCGGTCTCCTGGTAAAGAAGGGCTTCCGTCTTCCTTATATGGTCGCGCACCAGGTCCTTGCGCTCCTCTTCCAGGGACTGCCAATAGGGCGACTGTGTGAGGCCCAGATGAACCTTCAGGTGCTCAATATGAGGCTCTCCAGGCTTCGGATCGTGGGCGTCTCCCTGGATAAAGAGAGCGTTTTCAGCGATGGGCCCCATGCTGGGCTCCGGCAGTTTCGGCAGGTAGCCCATGAGGCTCTTCTTGTCATAGGTCTCGATGATCTCTTTGAGCCCCGCCATCATCAATTCGGGAGAGCCCACCTGCATCCCCGGTTGTTGCACGCCGACCAGCGGGTGGCCCATCATGAGTTGCATCAGCTCGATCGCTTCCTGCCGGCGCGTGCCACGGCTGGCGTAGGACGGGTCTCCCAGAGGGATCACGTCGAACCGTCCGTCAAAATCCTTCCGCTTGATCTTGGGAAACGCCATGGGCCCCTCAAACCCCAACACCCGATACTGCTTCTCCTCCGGCAAGTAGAGCTGGTTGCAGGTATGGATCAGCCTCAACTCCTTTTTCAGGGATCGGAAGAGCCTCTTGATCATGACGTTATAGAGGACCAACCCCTGCTCGATGATGGCGGTTGTCCCGGTCGCCGTCGGGTTCTTCGTCCCCTTGGCCTCGCGGCCCAGGAGGTAGTCCGACGTCGAAGTAAAGCCCTCGGTATATTGCTGCACAATTCCCAAAACCTGAAAGAGAACACTGTCCACCCTCTGCATCGTCGGGAAGAACACCTGGCCGGCGTCCTCCACTTCCGTCATCGAGCCGGGATACAGCTTGATTTCCTTCTTCCTGAACCCCGCGCGCCGTCCATAAAATCCAAAGGGTTGGTTGCTGAGTCGGCCGGCGTCGAAGATCTGGTTGAAGGCCGTGTTGGCCATCTCGTTCAAGGGCTCTAGGAAATGCCCAAAGCCGAACGAGTAGAAGCCTTCGGGGTTGGGGATGAAGTGGTAGTCGGTGAAATACTGGATCGGCTTCCCCTGGACCTGCCGCGTCGTGGCTCTGAGAAGGGTCCCGGAATCTTTGTCCACAAAAAGGATCATGGGCTTGTACTGCCCATCATCGAGGAGCCAGCAGTGGCACTCCAAGAAGAGCTTCGGCCGATCGTTCTGGTCGTAGGCCTCCGTCTCCACCCGGTCCTTAGTCTGGTCCATGGACTCCATGGGGAACTCTTCGGCGATCTCGGTAACCCGCTCGAAATCCACATAGAAGCCCGGCATTTCCGAGTTCTTCCGGCCGATCTCGTCGTAGTGCATCCAGACTTCGTGGGCGGCCCGACGGGCCTCGTCCAGGTTGCGCGTGCGGTACGGCAGGACCAACTGCATGCCGGACACGTATTCCACGCTCGGCCGTTCTCCCTGCTTGTCGTAGCTGGTCTTGGTGAATTGGGTTCCGCCGATGGGCACGTTCAGGAGGAGCTTGTCGTGCTCGTCCTCAAAATGAGGCATGTCGTTCATGGTCTGCCAGTTGACGAAGTCCTGACACTTCTTCGCGCGTTGCACGTCCTCCTGGCCGACTGGCATGTACTTGACCATGCCGGGCGGAGCGAAGAAAGCCTGGTAGCTCCTGGAGTGGAATTGGTTGGTGGCGATAGCGAAAAGCGGCAGGCTGACATTGGAGGCGCCGGGCCACGGGGTGTTCTTCGGTTCCCGCAGTCCCATCCAAAGCTTGTAGTAACGGTTCCGGCGCTCTTCCCACTCTCGCCGACCCCACTTGTCCGCCTGCCACCAGGCGCAGACGTCCCTCGCGATCTTGTCGCGCTTCTCTTTAGGCCAACCCTTGGCCAGGTTGGCGAGCTTAGGGCTCTCAGTGTTTGGCGCTAATTTCTCAGGCATTAGTACCCCGTTATTGAACTGGCTCCGCTGGCCACAACACCAGCGTTGGACGGATTTCCAGCAAATGACGCCTCTTCTTCGTTATCCCCCGCAGGGTCGCAATAAGGCTCGTCAAGGAGGATTCGGTGAATTCCTTCGATGAAGTGATCGTCCCTGTCGCGCGGCGCTTGTTTTTCCGTCCGCCCTTCGGCCGCCCTCTTGCTCCAGTCGTCCCAGACGTAGTGCTGCATCTCATAGTGCACTCCCGGCAAATCCTCGAAGAAAAAGATCATCGGCTCCACACCGTATTCCGGATCGCTCTTGAGCGCCTGCTGAAAGAGCAGGATGCCGGAGTCCCTGTTCTTGCTTCCCGGCCGGCATCGAATCCCGTAGTCCGCGAACTCGTCCCAGATGCTGTGCCCGTCCCTGAGCGGATCCGGAGCCTTGGCTCCAGGCTCCATCAACCTCACCACTTCGTCCGGCCGGCGCTCAAAGGTCTGCTGCTCATAAACCTTGATCGCCTCGGCGAAGGGCACGACAGCGTTCGCCTTGTCCCGGTTCTTCAATTCTCCGCACACATATTTCTTCCCGTTGGGCGCCACCGCGATCCAGACCGCGTGGTGAGGCGTCCTGGGGTGAGTGTCCACGTGGAACCACAGCCCCCAATGCTTCGGGATCGGGAACCGCTTCAACCGCAACTTCGGACCGTAGTTCTTGTACACAAGCCCTGTGAGATGGAAGAAGCGCCCGCGCAGCCGCGCCTCTTTCTCGTCCTCCGTCAAAGACTTCGCGAACTGGTCAATCCCTTCCCGCGACAGCCCGTAACCCAAATTGTCTTCGATGTCGAAGTAGTAGAGCCCGACATCGTCCCTGGAATAAATCTCGTCGTAAATCCAGGGCTCCTTCAAAGGCGTCATCGTCAGCCAGCTACGCCCACGCCTATCCGTCAAACCACGCTGCACGGCCACCCAGATCGGCCGTGGCGGCGGCTCATCAAAGTGCGCCCAGTCGTAGTCCGACGACTCAAAGAGGTCCGTGTCCTGGTCGTAGGACTGCAAGTAGATCGAAGACCCGTTCTTCAGGTGGATCTGGGTCACGATCCCCGCCGGATTCTTCTTGGCGCCCAAAAACTCTTCAGTCGGTATGGCCCCAGGGACCCCTTTATCCGGGTCTCCCAAGAGCTTCGGCACCAGGACCTTGGCCACCTGCTCACCAAAGGACTCTCCGCAGATCAGCCCCTTATTCGGCACGTTGATCTTGATCTTCCGGTCTGGATGTCCTTCCGGAAGCCAAGGCCTGTAGCCAAGGGCGTGGGCGACGTCCTCATTGACCCCAAAGGTGGATTTCCCCGACCTGTTTCCGCCCGAGGCTACCCGGATGATCTTGGGGTCGCTATGACAAAGAACCTGCTGCTTGTGCGCCCCCCGGCTGACCCACTGGCCAGTCTCCGGGTCTTTCTTGACCGCGTAATAATTGATCGCCCTGTTTCTTTTCCGCCACTCCAGCTCAGCCTTGATCGCCTTGGCCTTAAGCTGAAGCTCCCTGATCCTCTTGAGCCGGGTCAGCTCCCGCGCCGCTTCCTCTCGCGTCCGATGTTTCGGCGCTGCGGCGGCATCCGCCATCCCTATTTCTCCCTGGCGCGCTTCTCGGACTCCCGGAGAATCCTCAAATGATCCCTGTGAATAAGAAGCAATTTCCCCCGCTCTTTCATGCAGAGGTCTAGGTCATGTTTCAGGTCCGCCGCGTAGTCCTCCGCCTTTTTCAGCTCACGCCTCAAGCTGGAAGAGCATCCGGTGAAAAATATGGCCGCGAAGCAAACAAGAATAACGAGTCTCACTGGTCCTCCTCCTTTCCTATTCATCCAAAGCGTCCCGCAGGGATTCCCGCGCCACATCCCTCTTGGCTTCCCGCGCGTCCGCCCCGGCCTTCGCCGCCAGGAGTTCCGCATATTTCGTTGCAATGGCGGCGGTGAGCAAACCAGGAAGTGCGGCCAAGTCCTCGGTTCGAATCGTCCCGTTAGCATTCAGCCGCATTCGCACGGTCCCGCCATCCTGCTCCGGAGAGTTCACTGAGACAGCGAACGTCCCAACGTCGTCTGTCCAGACGGTGCAACTGGCGACGGTCAACTCGCTCCCGTCAGCGTTCAATTCTCCGACTGAACACTCTCGATTTAATTCCGCCCCGAAGGCCGGTAGGGCCATCAGTCCAAGCATCAGGACAATAAAAGTTGGCTTCATGGTCATCCTCCTCAGTTATTGACGCTCCGGGTGAGTTCCTGCCAATGCTCCCCGGTATAGATCAGGGTCAAGTTCGTCCCAGCCGCGCCAGCCAAGTTTCCGGTCCCATTGAGGTTTACAGCGTCCGACGCCGTCGCGGTGTCATCGTCGGCGATGGTGCAGTCCGTATCAAGGTGTTCGATGATGAGTGTCATTCCAGTCGATCCGCCGGTGATGGTGTTGATCGTCTCCGCGTCCGTGCATTCCAAGGACATGTAGGAGCTCGCCACGGCGAATGTCGTCGCGCCGTCCACGGTGACGGTGGGTTTTCCGCTTCCCACGGCGACGGTCCCAAGTACTTCCAGGGTGGCGTTGACGGTGCTGGTGCCAATGCCGAAGTTCCCCTGAACGATCATCCCGTTCGACGGCGCGGCGGTGGTGTAGTAGCTGGACCCAATTCCGACGTTCCCGTTGACGGCCAGTCGTGAAGCGGCGGTGGCGGCGGCCCCGAGGGTCAGCCCGGACGTGGTGAGACGCGCCTGATCGCCACCGGCCCTAAAGTTCAAAGCATCAGCGGAAAACCGAATGACCCCCGTATCCGTATCTCCCTGAAAAGAGTAAGTGCCGGTGATCATCCGTATGTCGCCTGTGGAGTCGCCAGTCGGATAAAATCGAGCGGACCCACCCAACGGATAAAATGTTGTCTCTGCTGATCCACTGTTCGCGTTGTAGAGCAGGTTCGCGAACAGGAAAGTGTCTTTGTAGATTCGGAGATTCGTTGATGAGGAAGCTGTCGTGGTCACCCTTACGTGCCAGTCCCCCTGCGTCCCCTTGGAGAGAGAGAGGGCATTGTCCTCGACCCCGGTGTTGGTGATAACCACCGAGGTTCCGTCATAGGTCACCCCCTCCGCCCCATCCACCGTTCCATCGTTGTTGAACAGGATCTCACCGTCGGAGCCGCCGGTGATCACCGTGGCGCCGTCTGTGATCCCGCCTGACGTAGCCGGCTCGTCAAAAGTGATATACCCGTCCGCCACCGCTTCCTTATATAGGAAGAGAGTCGCGACCAAGAGCCCAGCCCACCACAGTTTTTTCAACATTTCAGTTCACCTTGACCTTGCCGCATTGTTATGTAATGATGCCGATCATCCCTCTATAAGGAGCCCGCCTTATGCCCATGCCGGACCCGACCTACCGAAAGACGCGCGTACGTTACGACGGCAAAGGCTTCAACAACGACGATCTCCGGCAGATCAACCTGAAAATGGCCGACATCGTCCTCCTGACCCAACGGGACTTCGTCCTGGACTGGCAAAATGCCGTGAAAAACGACACTCTGGCCGGCATGGCGAAGAAGTACAACTGCTCCTTGCAAGCCCTGGTAAATCGCGCCGCCCGGATCCGCAAGCACGTCAAAAATCTCGCCAAGTTCAAAGGACCTCTAACCAAAAAAGAGGTCGAAATCCTCAAAAAAATCGTTGACCAGACGCCTACCAGCTCCTCTTTCCTCAAGACCCAAGAGCGCGCCCGTCTTTGGCAGTCCTGCGCGACCCTAACCGAATTCTGCGAGAAGTCCGGGATGACCCAAGCATCCGCATCCGTATGGGCCAGCAGAATAAGGTCAAGCTACCCCCAGCTCACCCTCAAGAACTACCTCTCAGCTCGTGGCGATGCCCCTCAAAATCCGGCAAACCTCCCGGAGACAGGTGTCTGACACCTTGACCCACCGCGCACCCTCCGGTTCATCCACTTTTGCTCCACGTCTTTTCGCCGCATCCAGCTCACTGGCCACCCGCATCAAAAAATTCCGTTCCTCGATTTCCACCTTGACCCCGTGTAGCCCGAAATGCTCAAATGTTGGACGTGAAACCATTTTTTCGTCACATAATCCGCACCGAGCTTGTCCTAAAAATCGTCTGGTGGCTTTTCGTTGCTATTACCGCCGCCGGCGTATGGGGTTCACTGGGCCCCGCCTTGTCATTCGCCTTCTTCCTGTGGGTGCTCATCGCCTACAAGCACGGCTACAACACCGGCAAATTCCAGGCCACCATGGCCTATCACGAAATCCTCATGGAAAACCTTGAAAAGGAGCTAGCCACTCGTGAAACTCCCAAAACTTGACCGCCGGCACCTGAGACTCCTGCTCAATCCCTGTCTTTTGGGCCTCTTAAGCGTCTTCGTCTCCATCACCTTCATCTTCAGCGGGTCCCGGACACTAGCCTTACTCAGCCTGCTCAATTTCCCCTTCGGCTTCTCCGTTTTTTTTTATGCCGGGAAGCTCATTTCCCTCCTAGAACTCGAAGAAGACATGAAAGCTCACCAAAGAAAGCGCGCCGTCTCCGACGTCTTAAAAACCCTCAACATCAAATGACCATCCCCGCCGACGACATCAAAGACGTGATCAACAAAATCAAGGTCGTCCCTCAGTCAGAGGCCGAGAAATCCGCGTTCGTCATCTGCGGCTACCCCGTCACTCCACCCAACTTCCCGGACGACGTGAACACCTTCTGCTCAAAATGTGGCATGGGCATCGTCCACCGCCCCACCGCCCCCAAAAACCCGCCAAAGATCTGTCTCGACTGTTTCATCCTCTGGTTCACCAGCCACGCCGCCGAGGCCACGGTCACGAAAAAAGCCCTGTCCGACATCTACACCTTCGCCAACAACTCTCAAGCCGGCGCCGACACTGTCAAAAAGAAATACGGCTCCTAAAAATCAAGCGGCCTCGGTGACCATGAATGGCGACTGGTGACGCCATACCCTGGTATTCTTCCGCTCTTATTCCCAGGGATCCCGGTAAATCAGCCGGCCGAAGGAATCGAACCCTCAACCATCCGCTTACAAAGCGGCGGCTCTACCTGTTGAGCTAGGCCGGCGTAGACGTCTCAAAGCGAAGCCCAGGGACTCTCACCCTTCCCGATCTTGTCCGGGCAGCCTTTTGGCTTGGGCCTCAAATCTTTCTCACACCCACAAATCTCAAACTCCCACCCGCCCTTCTCCCGCTCCACCAGAAGGCGCCCACCCACGCACTCCCCACACCCAGCTATGTGCGCGGTCTCTTCGGCCATACCCGCCCGCTTCGCCTCAAATCACGCATCAACATCCCCGCCACCCACCAGGACCGTCACCAACTTCCCCTTGCGCGCCGGCTCCAGCGCAACCCCAATAATCCTCGACGCCCTCCTGAACCGAGAAACCTTCCCGTCCTTCCTCAACTCCAAAAGGTCCCCAGTCCTCACACGCGATCCGGCACGCCTCTTAAGCCTCACAGAATCGATCCTCGTTCGTCTGAAGGCCTTTTAGAACCCATCACAGGCCTCCAGTCTTTCGGGGAAAACCAGATCGTCTTCTTCAGGCTCCCATTCAGGAACCATTTGCTTGGATCCTGAAGGCACTTCTCAGCCGGCGCCGGAGAATCAGGCATTCCCTTTCCTCCCTCGCCACCCGCGCTGCCCATCAATATCCAAACGCTCAAAAGCCTTCCCCCACTCATCAGCGTCCCTCGCAGCACTCTGCACACGCGTCTCCATCCCATACTCCCGAAACGAGGAAACACGCGAAAGAATTTCGTCAGCGTCCTTCAATAATCCAAAAACATCCTCCACAGCCTCATGAGGCACCATCGCGTGCAGGTGGCAGGGGCAGTACGCCTTTTCACTGGATTCAGGAGTCACAGGGCCCATCCTCCTTCGCTACGCGCGATCCTAGAAACCCTTTTAGAAGCGGCGCCCTCAGAAAAACCCCTTTTTGTGGCGGGGCACCAATACGGGAACCGATTGATTGATGAGGGGGTGGGGGGGAGGGGGGGTGGGGGTGGGTCATTTCTTCTTCTCCGTCGAAGATTCTCCCCCCGCGCCGTTGTGTAGTTCCCCTGTAGTGTGTCCTTCCGTCGGAGACTCCACGCTTCCCCCCTCCAAAACACCCACCACGTCCACGGCCCCGTCCTTCCATCCATCCAACTCCGCCTGCACCGCCGATAGCTGGGCCTCAAGCTCTGGATCAACAGCGGCCTTGAACTCTACCCGCGCCGTCGGTTTACCCTCCAACAACAGGGCCTTATCCGTGGCAACACCAGCCGTCCACATCAAGGCGTTGGCCGACGCCTTCTGTAACTTCTCGTCGGTGATATGCTGTAAACTCCTCTCCGCTGAAACCCAGTAATGAGCAGCAAGGTGCTTTTTAACCTGTTCCGTCACTTCGGGATTAAGATGGTCCCCCTGTTTCAGGATAGCGTAGACCGTCGTACGGCTTATCTTCTCCCGTGCGGCCATCTCTACCTTCGAAAGGCCAAGTTGATCCATAGCCAAGACAGAGGCCACCTTAGAGGGCGGGACGTCTGCAAGCGTCCGGTCTGCGTAGGGGTTGGCCGTCTGTCCCTCCATCGTCCCTCCGCTCCTAAAGTCGGGGCTTTTGGTCCCTGGTTCCCCAGGGATCAAAGAAGTTGAACGCCCCACATCATGCGGTGACGGAGAATTACGAATCTCCGCGCTCGTGGCTTGAGCAAATGCCAGGTGCCGGGGAAGAGCCCCTATGGATCAACCAATGGCCGGTCTCTGAAGGTTTCCCATTCTTCCGGTGTCCAAAACTTCCCGGGCTTTTCACGATAGGCAGATGCGCATTTACTGCCCTTCGCGGGGGTTCTCTATCTCGCGCTTCCCTTGCGCGGCCGGTGCCATTCTTCCCTTGCGGGGCCGACAATCCGGGCGGCGCTTTCATTATTCGCCGGAACGTCAAGAACTTGAATAGCGGGAGAAAGATATTCCATTCCTCGTCGGTAACTCGTCGGGGAATTCCTCGAATTCTTTGTTACAATTTGACGATGCTGGGAGACGTTTTCATATCCCTTTGTTTACCGGAGAGATCAGAAGAATTTACATGCCACTGGGTGTCTGCGGGGCTTTGCCGTCGGAGGAGAGGGGTAAAAAAAGACTTGACACTTTCCCGGGCATGTAATAGGCTATTACATGTAGGGAGTAAATATTGTGACAGGGGAGGAGAATATGGGAGAGGCGATGTTTCAGGAATTGGACGGACGCGAAGCTTTCCGCGTCATCGGTGACGATAACGGCGTGTACGCTACCGACGACAGGCTTGACGCCTACAAATGGGCCTCGGTGTTGAAGATTCGGGGCCAACACTACCGCATGGAGGATTACGCCGGGTTTCCTCGTGAGGAGAGGCCCGTGTGGTGGGCGGATCAGAGGCCGGGGCTTGAGGCTGGGGAGGGGTGTTAGGATGGG